GGAGGAGGCGGAGGAGGCGGAACCCGCTGGTGAGACCTTGGGTCGAATGCAACTGCGCTTCCGCCATGCAAAAAGAAACAAGTTCCTTGTTTGTGATGTTCGCATCCATCTCCTTTATTACAAGGAATTAATGCCATCTTTTTGCGTTGCTCCGGTGTTGGAGGTTCTCTTCTAGGTTGGTTTGTTGGTATTTTAGAGTTTGGTTTACTCATTGTTGTATATTGCGTACCTGCGAAATACTTATAATTTTGATTAGCTTTACCATCAATTTTTACTGACTTGGAAGGTTCGGTTTAACAAATTTATCCACCATAATTTCCCCGAACTGTTTCGACGCAGTATGTTCATCAGTCTCCTTATTTCGAACCTTATCAATCATCCCAATCATTTGCTCAAACTGTAATAAGTCAAACGCCTTCCCCTGCTCCAAAACCAGCGTAAAAAGGGATGGATATCTGAATGCAAATCCCTCATATTTTTTCTGATATTTTCCACGCAAATCCGCGAAGTTCTTACGCTGTCTCAGTTTATCATCATTCTGGTTGTCAGTTTCAGACAGTAATTGATAAACGAGTAATTTTACATCATTCGTCGCCAAATGATCGTCAAATTCCTTGTTCGTCATTGGGGGAAGTTGGTCCTGAAAATCAGCAATATTTGGGGCGCTACCACCAGATTGAACAACAAAATTCTTATCCATTTTATAAAATATAAAATACGTTTTATCTTTAAGTTGTTTTTATTTCTATGAAATAATATGAAATTATGGATTATAGTTAGTATTGTCTTATTCGTATTTTTATTAACTCTTGTATTATTATACATTTACGGGCGCAGTTTAGAGATGGAGTGTGAAGAATTTGATAACCCACTTGACGCGAAAACAGACATGATTGATAAATTATACGGAAAATTATTCGATAAAGTTTTTGATGAAAAAACTGCAATTCTTTCAGAAACGAAGGAGATTCTCAATTTTATAAAGCGCCACCCTGTTAAATCAGGAGATGATAAATCGTATATATTGGACGCAGGGACAGGGACAGGGAAGCATTATCAGCATATAAATTCAGGTAATACTGGGCTTTCCGTAGTCGGTTTAGAAAGGAGTCAGGCAATGGCCGATATTTTCAATGTCCGAAACCCAATTGGAAAATTGATTATGGGGGACCTCCGGAATGAGAATCTCTTCGAAAGTGAGAAATTCTCCTATATTTTGTGCTTGAAAGAGACGCTCTATCATAATTCAATGAATGATTGGAACACCATATTGAGCAATTTTTATTTTTGGTTGAAGCCTAGTGGTTATCTTATTATTCACGTATTTGACAGGAATAATTTGGACCCTGCCCCACTCAATATGTCATTGCTCAGAAAAGATGCCAAAAAGCGTGTTCATAGTATAACAAATTTTCCAACATTCACACATGATGGCTGGTGGGAGACAAAGGGGAAAACAGTATGTCAATATAATGAGATTTTTGCTTTACATGGTGTCGACGGTAAGATAACAAAGAAACGCCATTATAAGCACAATCTAAGTATTCCTCCAAAGGATAAGATTATGGAGAAGATTGTGGAAAACTACTTTAAACTTATAGAAATAAAGAAGTTTGATGGGGATAAAATAACGGACCATGAATTGTGTTTTTTTAAGAAACAAAAAAATTAATGTATAATAATGTATGAGAATACATGGATGGTTAGATGGTTTTTATGCAAATAGTGGATATGTAGTTGAAAATGGTTCCATCAAATTTATTAAAACAGATTTAGAAACGAATCAATATGAAGCAACTGCGAAAGCAATTGAGAAAGGTTATGGTTTTAATGATAAACCACAGTCGGGTGGTTCTATAAAAAAATATAAATTATCATCACAAAATCACGCTGACGCGTTCAAACAACTTCAATTTCGGATTGAAAACGGAAAATCTTTTCATAAGAATAAATTGTATTTAGTGAGTGTAAGTAATTTAGATACAAAGAATAAATTATATCAGGTCTATAAAAAATAAAAATATTAAATATAATATAAATGCCAGCGTCGAACAGTTTTAAGGAAGAACTCAAAAAACTTGAAGGTATGCTTAACCGCTTATCTACTAAAAAATCTTCGGAGAAGGTAGGAGGAAAAGGTGCTTCTAAGGATGAATCGCGCTTTTTTAAGGTTGTTAAAGTAAATGGAAAAGCCGTAGAGGATGGGGGTAGATATGAGCTCCCCATGACTACAAAGACCGGAAAGGAGCAGAAGCGTGGACCCATTGATAAAGCATCGACTGCTTTTACTGAACTCTGTCATAAGCAGGGAATGAAGGGAGAATGTAAGATGACTTTCTCTATTAAGGAGACTACTCAGGGGTCTAGTAAGAAAACTTATCATTATGAGGGTAAGCGAGTTAAGCTCTCTCCCGCAGTCGTTCTCAAAATTAAGGACAAGAAAACTGGTAAAACGAAGGAGGTTGTGAAGAAATACAGAAATATAATTAAGGCTCTCGGTTCCGAATAAGAATAATTTCTTTGTTTAGAGTTTTAGAATATATTATTCTAAAAAAAAGATTATCTTATAATTTATGAACAATCTATATTTAGGAAACATTGAAAATAATAATAATAACGACAGCAATAATAATAATAATATTAGTCCAAACAATCGTGCGAATGCTTCTAAAAAACGGTTCTGTATTGTGGATTATCCTGTCAGAGGTCAAAATACTGGCCTTTATACCGGTTCCAGTAAAATAGTCATCGCAAATAAGATTTTCAATAAATTAGTCAAAGAATTCAATTATTATGATAATGAGATGGGGACCAAATATTTACTTTTTTACATGATGGATTTAGACAACAAAAAAATAGATGGTTATATTGGAACAATTATTGTATTAGATAATCCTATTATAGTTGAGAAAAATGGGAATCAAATTGAGATAACCCATCGAAATGTTGTTACGAGATATACAAAAGATATGGAAGAAATTTTTGTATGATTAAAATATTATGACAGCAATAACACCAATTCCAACTTCCCCAGAGGCGAACGGAAAAGCACAAGTAGATTCTACACGTTCATCAACTGCACTTCTTGCGTCTTCAACAAGTGGAGTAAATACTTTCATGGACGCAAAATCAATAGTTGTTCCACCTCCCGCAAAAGAATATATACTTCCTGGAAATCCTCCTCAGACTGCTGGTAAAGAAATTAAGAACAAGTATATCGTTTTAGCAAGTAGAAAGATAATAACTGTCAATGCATCCAGAGCTTTAACCGCTTTAAAAAAAGTATGCTCAATCATACAACTAAAATCTGGAAAAATAAAAGTTCAAAAAGTTAATCCAACTCGCAATACAATGATTCACGAATATAAAGTTCGGACTCTTAAAAATGGAAAACTGGATATATCAAAATTATAATTATTAAATTTATTGTAGATGGGCGATTTCTTCATTCAGTTCCATCAATCTCAGGAAGTCATATTCTGGTAAATTATATACCCTTCTACTAACAGCTATATAACTGTCAGTTGAACCAATTAATTCAGTTTTGTCGGAACTGACGAGCCTCCTTGTAAAATGTGCGTCGGAGAAATTTCCAGATAACTGACAAATTGCATTCAACCGCAGAAAATATTCGCAAAATGCAGACAGCTTACAGATATCTCCGAATGGATTTTGAAGGTAATCTCCATCGAGTCCCGAAACGACAACGACCTTATTTTCATTTTCGACCAACTCCCTAATAACATCGAAACTATTTTGGAAAAATTGGATTTCATCAATTACGATTACATCCGCCTCTTGAATGAGGTCATAATGCGTCGTCAAGAGGGAGTCTAAATTTTCCAAAGAAATCGTCTTTTTGAGTATTTCACGGTTATGCGACGAAATATTTCCATCGCTATCATATCTTGTATCCCGACTATAATTAATGACCATTATTTTCTTATTAATTGATTGATACTGTCGCGTTATGCGAATAAGCTCAGTCGTTTTCCCAGAAAACATAGGGCCCGTAATTACGTGGAGGAGGCCACAAGGTTTTTCTAAATAGGCCTCTCTTGAAACGGTTCTTGTCTTTCCGTCGATTGTCTTCGAGAAAATACCCTTCGAACTATCACATTTTACAGAACAAAGGCCAGTAAGTTTATAGGCGGAATCACATTTCGGAATCAGATTCATAACGTTCGGATAATATTCGCGATCGCTATTTGAATCTAATCCGGCACAAATAATGATTTTTCCATATTTATTACAAATGAGCTGGATAGCAGATATTGAATCTTGGAAAAAATGTAAATTATCAATGACGATTACATCAGCCCGAAGAACAGATTCTTCATTTATTGATTCTATTAGAAATTCCATGAAAAATGGGCGATATTTATTCAGAATATTATCCTTTTGTGATTCATCGATTTTTGGAAGGATAACAACAACCAATTTATTCATAATCAAATATCGGTTCATTTTTCTTTGTAATTCATTTGTCTTTCCTGAATTTGCTGGTCCAAAAATGAGTGTAATTGTTCCTTCTTGACAACTCATAATATACTAATAGCTAAATTATTTTAAGCTTTTTTACTTTCATTTTTTACAAAATGGTTTAAAGAAATTGGACAACTTATGGAATAATGGAATTACAGGAGGACATTGAATTAGAGAATGATAATCAGATTACACAAAAGAGGCGAGGAAGGAAGCCGAAGGCAAAAGAAGTTGAGGAAGAAGTCGCCCCTAAAAAGAGGGGACGCCGTCCGAAGGATAAGAGTTTCACCGTTATTAACACTTATAAAGAGGATATTCCGGAAATAGAGGATGATAATATTATTCTCCATTTACCAGCAGAAGCGAATATAACAGTGGAAAATGATGATAAGATAGATACCAGTGGGATTCTTCAATATGACCCAAATTTGAAGGAACCAGCGCCTTATGAGCCTATGAATTCAATGATTAGTGATTTTGCTCTGATTTTAGATAAGAATAAGGTGGAAGAAGTTCTATCAGAGAATGAGGTCAGTGAGAGCGATACTGTTCCAAAATTGGAAAATGATGAGATTTATATTCGTGATATTGGGTTTGAGGAGTCATCAAAGAACAACTTCAAGGTTTTGAAGAAAGCGAAAATATTAATGATTGTTGCTTCGGAAGAGACTAAGAAGGACTGGGACCTATCTACGGATTGTTGTTGCTTTAATTGCACTGAGAGATTCGAGACTGTTCCTATTGGTATTCCTGTTAGATATTATAGGGGCCGTTTTTATTGTAGGGATGTGTTTTGTTCATTCAATTGCGCTGGTCGTTTTATTTTTATGAGTCATGACATTCGAACTCAATCAAAGAAGTGGGAATATTATTCATTGCTTTGTCTGATGGCGTCGAAATTTAATATGGAGATGAATGGAGATGAAAAGACAAAACATAAGATTCGTTTAGCGGATGATCCGAAGCTACTTAAAAAATTTGGGGGGCCTTACACAATTGAGAAATATAGAGAGAATTTTTATGTTGTTGATACAAATCATACGTTGATGTATCCACCATTGGCGTCGATGTATCCACAGACAGAAGTTGCACAATATGTAAATATTCATCGTCAGAAGGCACATATGTTGAACAATGATATGAAATATAATGATTATAAACAGACACTAATGGATTTAAGGTTAAGACGGGAAAAGCCAGTTATTCAGAAGAAGAATACACTTGAAGAATACATGTCGCTTACAATCAAATAAAAAAATATTATTTATGTTTATGGGAAAACGTGTTTTTGAAGATGTAGATGAAAAAACATTTCAATATATAAAGCGTTGTAAAAACGATAATGGTTTCGTCGATTGTCATAAATTATTTAAAAAGATTAGTGTCGGAGATACAATTATTTTTAGTTGTAAAAATAATAAAATAGAGGCGCATTTAAAGAAAGTAAATATTTATAAATCTTTGAATGAAATGCTTGATTCTACAAGTGTTAAAACAATTGAATATAATGGAGTTAATTTAT